ACTAGAAAATATTGACGAGGACATGAAAGCTATGTGTGAAAAGCACAATTTAAATTTTGTTAGAGAATTTAAACGAAGAAACTCGACAAATCACTTGCATTACAGCCAATATTATACAGAGCAATGGATGATTGATTATATTTACGAAAAAAACGAAGATTACATAAAGCATTTTAAATACAAGTTCGAACATGAAGATCAGTAAAAAACAAAAGCTTCTATTTATACATATACCAAAATGCGGGGGCCAAGCGATACGCGATGCATTTCGCATGACTACGTGGGTTGATAATCATGCTCATGCACGTAAGGTTAGAGATCAGGTTCCAAATATGTGGAATGAATATTTATCATTTACTACGATAAGAAACCCTTGGGAGGCAGAAGTTTCAAATTTTTTTTACAAGCTTAGTCCAATAGTTCAAACTGCTAGAAATGGAGTAGAGCATATTGAAGCTGCCCTTATTGGGTTTAAAAATCACGTAAAGCAATATGGAATTTCCGCGTACCCCCTTCTCAAAGATTCTAAATTTCCTAGATCAATGATGAGGTTTATAACAGATGAAAATGAGAATATAATTGTAGATGAAGTTCTAAGGCTTGAGTCTATTGATGAGGACTTACAAAAAATGTGCAAAAAACACAATTTAAAAAAACCTAATGAAGTAAAGATAACAAACTACACACGCCACCTTCATTATAGTCGTTATTATACGGATCAAGAAATGATTGACCATGTTTATGAAAAAAACCAAGACTATATAGAAAAGTTTGGATATAGTTTTGAAAAAGAATTTCATTAAAAAGCATGGACTCGGTAAACAAACAATATCTAGATGACCCCAATTTTAGAAGAATACTAAATAGTCTTATGAATATAGAACTTACGACAGTCGCTGTTAGCGGTTATTTCGATCCTCTTCATGTTGGACACCTAGAAATGCTAGAGATGGCTAAATCTTTGGGTGATAAATTAATTGTAATAGTTAATAACGACGAGCAAGCAAAACTTAAGAAAGGCGAATCCTTTATGCATCAGGATGATAGACTCAGGATAGTCAGAGCATTACAATGTGTAGATGAAGCTTTTCTATCAATAGATACAGACCGCACCGTATGTAAATCGCTAAGACTGTGTGTTCCTCACATATTCGCAAATGGTGGAGACCGAACCGAAGATGAAGTCCCTGAAGCTAAAATATGCAAAGAGCTTAACATAGAAATGGTAGATGGATTGGGTAAAAAAATAAGGTCTTCTTCCGACTATACTGGACTAAAATAGTGTAATAATAGGCATAAAAAAGTATGCCACATTATTATGCATGTCCATACTGCGCTCCAAGCGCAGACAACAGGTTAAGCTACAGCCGAATGCACGGGGCTGAAGACAAACCTGTGTACAAATGCAAAAAATGTGATCAAGACTTTCTTCTTACTAAAGATTTTCAAAAAACCCAAAAAAGAAAAATAAAAGACGGTTAATTTATACTTTTTTAAGTATTTATTAGTTTTTCACGTTTTTTTTGGAGAGGTGTAAGTTATTTTAGTATAATAATTGTTATGAAAAACGTACTCTTCTCACTAATCGCTGCATTCTCCTTATCGGCAATCGCTCAAGAAAAGCCAACTACAGCCGACCATCTCCAAAACGTTTCTGTAACAATTAGATCAGAGGGTCAGTGGTCTAACGGTGAAGGCTCAGGCGTTATTTTTACAAGAAAAGATGCAAAAGGCAACCAAGTTAATTTCGTTTGGACTGCTGCTCATGTTATTGACAATCTTAGGTCAACTAGAGAGGTTTTGGTTAATGGCTCCAAGAAAACCATTGTCGAGTTTAAAGACCCGATGATTGTGAAAGAGATTAGACAAAACGGGCGTACCGTAGGCCGACTACAAATGGATGCCGAGGTTTTGAAATATAGTGACGCAGATGACGGCCATGATTTAGCCCTTCTGAGAGTTAGAAAGTTGAACTTCGTGAAAGACACTGTCACCTTTCATCTTGAAGGTGAAATACCAAAACTAGGCACAGACCTTCTTCACGTTGGTTCTTTGCTTGGTCAAATGGGCGCAAACAGCATGACAGATGGTATCTACTCTCAGCATGGCAGATTAATCAAGTCTCTGAACAAGCATGTTTTTGACCAGACAACAGTAACAGCGTTTCCGGGTTCTAGTGGTGGCGGTGTTTATTTAAAGTCTAACGCCAAGTATATTGGTATGCTTGTTCGCGGTGCAGGAGAGGGTTTTAACCTTATTGTCCCTGTTCGTCGTATGCAGGAGTATTGCGAAAAACACAAGATTATGTGGGCCTTAGACCCCAAGCTGCCCATGCCTTCAGAAGATGATCTTAAAAAATTACCCATCGAACACGAGCCAAAAGAAAAAGAAAACTCTGATGACGCAGAAAAAGAAACTGCCAAAAAGAATTTTCCATTCATGATTAGAATCTATCCAAAATACGATGATGGCCGTCCTGATTTTTTGAAGATCGGGCCGCAGCCCTTTAAAACTATGGAGAAACACTAAATTTAAGTGTAATTCATACAGAGATGAAAATCAATCAAGACAACCACGATTGGGAAATTGATTTCTTTGATTCAGAGTCTAATTCCGCTGAACGTTACGGCGGTAAAAAAAGAAGCGAACTAAAAGACAGCGACTTCATTGATCCCAAGAGAAGGTCTTTTCCCGTAATGACATGTCAAGACGTTAGTGACGCTGTAAGCGCGTGGGGTAGATACAAAGGAAGCATGACCTTTGAAGAGTTTAAAGCCAAACTAACTCGAAGAGCTAAAAGTATTGGGTGCGAAGGTTCTCTTCCAGAAAAATGGAAGAAAGATTCTATGTAAGCATTTTAAGTTGTTCTGTTAATCTTTTGGTGTTCTCAAAAGATATACAACTAGCTTTTATTGTATTTGTATAATTGAAGTCTATGTCTAACCTAATTCCTGACTCATACTCTTCAGGGGTTATATAATAATCTATATAGTCCATAAGCCCCAACCGCTTCATGTATTTATAGTAGGGGTCTTTTAATTCCTGCTCCACTTCTATTAGATTGCAAAGCTTTAGATCGCACTTAGAATAAGAGGTTAAGTATCTAATCGCTAGATTGTCGCTCTTTGGAGTATCAATCAGCATCGAATTGATAATCAAATTCATAATATTATTTACACCTAATACTCACAAAACGGGTGTAATTATATACGTGGGTGCAAAGCCAACAGAACTTACGCTTAACGGTCTAAAGATAGAGGTTTTTAAAACCAAAGTAAAAATATTCGATACACACGGTGATGTATCTGATCTAGAAGCTGAAAAAATAATGCTTTACCTTTATCACGAAGGTTTCATAAGTGTTCAAACAATAATGTGCGAAATAATCGAGGTGTAACATATGAAAAATATATTATTTAACAAAGAACTAAAAGATGCGAGGGCTTGCTTCATTGAAAATGTTAGCGAGCCTTGTTTCCCTTGGAGGGCGGCTTTTAATAGCTATGTAAATTACATTGAAACCCTTCATAATTACTGTAAAGAGGATAGTAACGAATTAGTTTATGAAATACGTGTGTGCTCAGAGCTTCTAGAAAGAAAAAAAATAGACCCAAATTCTATAGGAACAAGTTTTGCTATTTGGAAAGATTTTAATTAATTAAGTGTAATTAATTATGTGAACTACCACCTGAAAAAATATATAAACGTAACAAAAAGCCAAGCTATACGACTTGGGGTGAGACTAAGAATTGATGAAACGGCATTTGACACTGTAGCTCTTGTTTCTAATATAAAGTCTAGTAAAATTGCTTTAGTAAGCTTAATGACCGATGTTTTTGGTGAAACATCCATAAAAGCTTATATAATCAATAGAAAAAAATATGATTGGGCAAGAGCAGAAGGCTTCAGCCTCGATGAGATGCTAGAGCTTATAGAAGAAAAGATTTTTTTCCCAATAGACTCAGACAAGTTAGCAAAACATTTATTATGAAATTAGAAAAAAGTTTAAATATGCTTGACCAAATCATAGAAAAAGCTGAATATGATAGTTACAATGATTCAATAAAAGAAGGCTTCAAACACGAGAATTTCTATCTGTTTAATTTAAAAGTATTAAAAAAATTGATCCAAGAAGAAAGCGGTCAGCTTGATGAATAAAAAACAAAAATTGAAACTAGATTATAAGATGCTTTACAAAAGCATCAACTGGTGGGAAGGAGAACTTAATAATCTATTGGATTTTTTTGAAAATTATGGTAGTATTAATACGCCCAAATTCAAAAGGCTAAAAAAACAAAATCAAAAACTCTATCAACAATTTGTTAATAGAGGCTCTATGGAGATGGAAACTCTAGACAAGTTAGAAGAAGAGATAAAAAACTACCAAAAAAATGAGAAAAAGGAAAAAGAAGAGTAAAATGTATGTAGTTCTTTCTAAAGAAAAAAACTATAGATACGGTGTTTTTCCTTTTGATGACAATGGCCTGAAAGATGCAAAGAAGTTTATTAAAGAAATGAAATCTTTAAGAAACGAAGACCTTTACATCGTAGAAAAATAATATTTGACTTCTTAACATACACTGGCTATACTCATACCTACATGAGTGAATCAGAAAACACAGAACAGACTCAATCAGTAACCGTAACCACTAATTATGCGCGTTTTGCTATCTTGCTTCTCGCTGCTAATTTTGCGCTTACCGGATACGCAATTGCGTCTCTGATCAATATCCAAGAAGTAACTTCGAGTATGACTCCTACCGAGGTAAGAACTGTCACAGTGGCAACTCCTACTGAAGAAGGGGAAGAACTCGCTCAATAAAACACTAAAACTCACAACTATCATGAGCGAAGAAAACAAACCAAAAAACGTAAAGGTTGGAGCTTTGTGGTCAAGACAAAGCCAATCTTCTAACACTAAGTATCTCGCCGGTACTGTCGAAATCGAACACAAAGGCGAGAAGATTACCAAAAAAGTAGTCGTCTTTAAGAATAATCATAAAGATACCGACAGGCATCCTGATTATAATATGTACGAATCTCGTCCTATGCCTGAAAAAGCTACTGCCCAAGCAGTAGACAATTCAGCTGACGATGATCTTTTGTAATCTAACATAAATAAACACGGATCGGAAGATTAATTTCTTCCGATTTTTTTTGTATTTTTATATTCTTTTACATATACTAGGATATGGATTTTTCGTTAAATCTACCCATAAACTCTGTAAGCTTTGGACAGGTTTCTACAGCAATACTTAGAGAAATTTACAAGAAAGGATTACAGCCCTGCATCTTCCCTATAGGCGACAGAGTTGACCTTTCGACACAAGAAGAAGATGCAGATTTTATGTCTTGGGTAAACTCTGGGGTGGCAAAATCATTTAACAGCCATTCAAGAAGTAATCCAATCTTTAAGCTTTGGCACATAAACGGCTCAATGGAGTCTTTCAGCGAAAAACAAATTTTATACACGTTTTACGAACTAGACCAGCCAACACCCACAGAGATAAACATAGTAAAAAACAACGCGACGGTAATTTTTTCTAGCAACGAATCAGAGAACTCATTCAATACCTATGGGGCCTCAAATACGGCAATGATACCGCTTGGATTTGACAGTGTTAATTTCGAGAGGAAGGATAAGAAATATTTTAACGACGATAGAATTACATTTAACTTGGTTGGTAAATTTGAAAAAAGAAAGCACCACCAGAAAGTAATTCAAACTTGGGTCAAAAGGTTTGCTGGAGACAAAAAATACTTTCTTCAATGCGCTATCTATAATAATTTTGTAAGCCAAGAAGATAATCAAAAAATAACAAACTCCATAATGCAAGGGCAAAAGCCTTTTAATGTTAACTTTTTTGGATTTATGGCTAAAAATAGCCTGTATAATGATTTTCTAAACTCTGGAGACATTATACTTTCAATGTCCGGTGGAGAAGGCTGGGGCTTGCCTGAGTTTCATTCTGTTGCAATGGGGAAACATGCTGTTGTTCTTAATGCTTCTGGATATAAGTCGTGGGCCACCGAAACTAATTCTGTGTTTGTGAATCCAAATGGAAAGACCCCCGCTTATGATGGAATGTTTTTCCACGAGGGTCAGCCCTTCAATCAGGGCAACATTTACGATTTTGATCCTGATGAGTTTGTACATGCATGTGAAGAAGCGATTAAAAGAGTCGAAGAAAATAAAGTAAACGAAGCTGGCTTGAGCCTTCAAAATGACTTTACTTATGAAAAGACCACTGATTTAATTCTTGAAGAAATTAAGAAAGTTCAATAATGCCTTTTTATATTTTTGAAAATCCAGAAACCAAAGAGAGGCGAGAGGTTCGCCAGCGAATGGCTGATGTCCACGAATACACTGATGAAAATGGACTAAAATGGAATAGGATTTTTTTGGCAGGTAATATGTCTGTAGATTCAAGGCCAAATGTAGATTGCACGAAGTCTCTCGCAAACAGCACATCAAATAAAAAGGAAACAGTAGGAGACATTCAAGATAGGGCCAGAGAAGCCAGTGACAAAAGAAAAGAAAAAAATGGCTATGACCCAATTCAATCCAAGTGGTTTGATTCTTACGCTGAAAAAAGAGGCGGCAAACGCCACCCCAAAGACCCATCAGGTGGCGGTGGCGTCTTTGAGATGTAGCCCTTGCTACACTTTAAAATTGGCCTTTTAAAAAAAAGTTGTCGTGCAGCAACTTTTTTCTTTCTTTAAGCCTTAATAGATGTAATACTTAGAGACTAGATTTTTTGAAGATGGAAAAAGATATTCACGTAAAGAAGCGAAACGGTAGACTCGAAGAGCTTAACATAGACAAGATCAATAGATGTGCAGAATGGGCTTGTGAAAGCATTCAGGGTGTTTCGTCTAGTGAAGTTGCTCTAGATGCCCATGTACAGTTCTACGATAAAATTCCTACAACAGAGATAGACAAAGCACTAATCATGTCTGCTCGGCAAAAGATTGAAAAAGAGCCTAACTATGCGTATGTAGCCGCTAGATTACTTCTTTTTTCTATCCACAAAGAGGTTTTTGGTGAGAGTAGAGACAGTGACGCTTTTGAGCATCAATACAAACTTTCATTCATCAGAAACACAAAAAAACTTGTTAAAGAAGATATCCTAGATAGTCGATTACTTGATTTTGATTTAAAAAAACTGTCTGAAGCAATTAAGCCAGACAGAGACTTCAACTTTAAATATCTTGGCCTACAGATACTACATGATCGTTATCTTAATCATGTCCAAGGCAGAAGGCTAGAAACACCCCAAGCTTTTTGGATGAGAGTCTCAATGGGGTTAGCCATAAACGAAGAAAACAAAGAAGAAAAAGCAATCGAGTTTTACAATGCGCTTTCTCAATTTTATTTATGCTGCTCAACTCCTACTCTTTTTAATAGTGGCAGTACCCATAGTCAGCTTTCTAGCTGTTATCTTAATACTTTCGACGACTCCATTGACGGTATATTTGAAGGTGTCTGGCAAGAAGCCAGAAAAAGTAAGTTCGCTGGTGGTCTTGGGTTCGACGTTAGCAACTTTCGTGCTGCTAATTCTTATGTTAAAGGAACTAATGGTAAATCTTCTGGGCTAATCCCTTGGCTTAAAATCTACAATGATACACTGATTGCTGTTGATCAAGGCGGAAAAAGGCCCGGAGCAGGATGCGCTTATCTTGAACCTTGGCATTTAGATATTGAAGACTTTCTTGACCTAAAGAAAAATACTGGCGACGAGCGTAGAAGGTGTCATGACATGAACACCGCCAACTGGATTCCAGACTTGTTTTTAAGAAAGGTTGAGGCAAATGAGGATTGGTATTTATTTTCGCCTTCTGATGTCAGAGACCTACATGAAACATATGGCAAAGACTTTGACAGGCGTTACAAAAAGTATTGTAAATTAGCTGACGAGGGCGAAATAGAAAATCACAAAGTTGTAAAAGCTAAAGACCTTTGGAAAAAAATGCTCCGTGTACTGTTTGAAACAGGACACCCTTGGATGACATTTAAAGATAACGCTAACATGCGTTACTCTAATGCTCACGAAGGCATAATCCATAGCTCTAATTTGTGTACAGAAATTTTTCTTCACACAAAGCCCTCCCTGTTTGAGCAGGGAGAAAAAACAGAGATAGGCGAAACAGCGGTGTGTAACTTAAGTTCGGTAAATCTAAAAACACACATCAAGGATGATGGAAAATTAGATTTTGAACTTCTTAGCAAAACTATAGCTACCCAAATGCGAATGCTGGATAATGTTATTGATTTAAATTTTTATCCAACTAAAGAAGCTAGAAAAGCAAATATGAACCATCGCCCTGTTGGCGCAGGAACTATGGGGTGGGCTGACGTTTTTCATTCTTATAAGGTAAATTTTTCTAGTGAAGAAGCTGTGAAGTTTTCTGACGAGCTTTATGAATTTATTTCATACCACTGTATTTCAAATTCAAATAAACTAGCCGAAGAGCGAGGAACCTATAAAACATACGAAGGGTCTTTGTGGAGTCAGGATATTTTACCAATTGACACTTATAAATCCTTGATGGAGTATCTTGATAAAAAACCCATGATTCACAGAGGTAAAAAGTTTTGCCCAGAAGTAGATTGGAAATCTTTGCGTGGTAGTATCAAGAACCACGGAATGCGTAATAGCAATACTATGGCTATTGCTCCAACAGCAACCATTTCATATATTCAAGGCTGCTCTCCTTGTATCGAGCCAGATTTTTCTGTACTTTTTGTTTATGAAAATAAAAGCGGCAACCTTACCATCATTAACGAGTGGTTTATTAAGGAATGTCGAGAAAGGGGCATATGGAACCAGCGCATGATTGAGGGTATAAAGGCCGTAGATGGCGATCTGACGCGTTTAAATGGTGATATACCATCAGACCTTAAGCAGCGTTACTGCACCGCCTTTGACCACGATCAGTTCAAGTTAATTGAAAATGCTGCCGCTAAACAAAAGTGGATAGATATGGGACAGTCTTTAAATTTATTTAATAAAGAAACTTCATTAAAGTATTTGAATGATTTATATTTTCATGCTAGAAATAGTGGTCTTAAGAGCACATATTATTTAAGGAATAGAAGTGCGAGCGAAATTGAGAAGTCAACTCAAACGACGAGTAACGCAGATAATAGTAATTCAGATAATACTGATGGTAATCCTGCTTCTCCTAAAGCTTGTTCAATCCTAGACCCAACATGCGAAAGCTGCCAATAAATTATGAACGAATACAATATTAAACTAGACACAGAACTCAACCATAGATGCGTTGATGGCACTCCTGCCAGTGAAGAAGAAATCTTGCTTCAAATCTGGCAAGATTTAAAAAGGCTAAACTCTAAACATACAGAAGATAATGTGATTAAAGGTCTGTTAGAGCAAATAATGATTCAAAAATACAATGGGGAAGAGAACATTCCGTTCCCAGACTACTACGAGGAAAAAGAATGAGTAACAAAACTGGTTTATTGTTAGACAATGCAGTGGGTGGGGTAAACCAAATTTTACCACACAAACACAAATTTGCTTGGGATTTATTTCAGAAAGGTGTGGCTAATAACTGGTCTCCATCCGAAATAAACATGAGCGACGATATTGATCAATGGAAAAATGGAACTCTAAGCAAGGATGAAAAATTACTCGTTAAAAGATGTCTTGGCTTTTTTGCTGGAAGTGAGTCCTTGGTTGGTAATAATTTACTTCTTAATGTCGCGAAATGGATAACTGACGCTGAGTGTGGCCAATATATAATGAGACAGGCTTATGAAGAGTCTCTGCACAATTGGACTGTAGTAACATGCTGCGACAGCTTTAATTTAAAGGTCTCTGAAGTTTACGAAGCGTACATGAACATTGATTCTATCGA